TGGTGGTGTCTTAGCTAATATGGCTAACAGTGAGGCTGCTCAATTAGCCGTAGGTGGTCTTTTGACTGGTTATGGTGTCATGCATCCTAAGACCCGTCAGGCATTCGGTGCAGCACTACAAGCAAATCCAATTCCAGTAGGACGTGCAGGTATGTTTTATGGAGCTGATGAGGAGCCACAGCAATAATGGGATGGTTAGAAGACTTAAACAAGGCAAGCTCTGATCTTGGTTTAGGACTTACTCCTGAATCTCAGGAAGCTGTTGCAGGTGGCATGGCTAACCTATTTGAGCCTACGGCATACGCAGGTCGCAAGATTGGTGATGTAGCGTCTACTGCTGTTGACTACATGGTTCCAGATGTTATCGCTACTCCAGTTAAACAAACTGCTTCAAAGGGTATTGATTATGTAATGAACAATACAACTGTTGGTAGTCTTCTTGGTGGTTACATTAAAGATGTAAACGAATATGCTTCGGATAAACCTCAGTTACGTAGGCTTACAGGTAACATTGCAGACACTGGTAACTTACTTGGTGCTCCAATGGCTGTGTCTAAAGCAGCCATGCGTAACATTGCAGCCAATACCCCTAATGACCTTCCTTATTTCTACTCAGGTGACGTAGTAGCCAAAGGTGTCGATATGGCACGTGCAGGTGTTACTGGTGTTAAGAATGCTATCCTACAGGAAGTAAGTCCATATTGGCGCGCTGTACGTGATCAGACTGGCATGAGTAAGACTGGTGTGGAACTCATGCAACAACTACGTGCTAAACGTAATGCAATGGAACCACAAGTGACCATGCTTCGTGAACGTGAGAAGTTGCTCAATGAGTGGGTCAGAGCAAATCCAGATGATGAGTTATACCAAGCGGCTGCTAAGGCAAACAAAGCAGAACTAAAAGCACTGACTGACGAACTTAGTAAAGACCAGAAGAAACTCTTTGGACAGATTGGTCATGAAAGTATTGTTCGTGAGATGTATGATGCAGATCGTATAACTCCTTATGCACCTTTGGCAGACACTACGTACTTTGCTCGTGGTGACTTCACTCCAGAGAACTTTGCATCATTCACAGGAATGCCTACTCAGGAAGCTGCACCATTCTTGCGTACCATTTTAGCTAACCAGAAGAAGTACCAAGGACAAGCTCCAGACCAGATTAAGCTCATTGGTCGCCAAGGTGAAGGTGAGCGTTCGATTGGTAAGTTCCGTTCAGACCTGCATAAGGAACGTAAGTACAACTCAGTACGTCAAGCATACGCTGAGACTAACCTAGATGACTTTGCAGGTGACGTTGATGGTCTGAAGGCACACATTGAGCGTCGTGCTAATCAGATCATGAAAGAGAAACGTGATGCTCAGGAAGGCATGAGCTACAATCCTAAGCGTGACAACATCAAGCTACATAGGAACTCTCAAGATCCTGAAGATCCTAGTTTATATATGACTTGGGGTAGTGACAAAGGAACCAGTGGTTACGATGTTGGTGGTGTTCAGTACATCCTACGTGTTCAGCCAGATGCTCGTGCTGTGATGATGGTTGTCGATGACTATGATCTTGTCGGAATGAAGCCAAAAGGTGGTAAACATACTTCCATAGTCACACCTCCGATCAACCTTGGATACATGGGTAAGAAAGCTCCTAAAGGTTCTGCTTCTACTCGTGCAACACAGACTGAAAAGAATCGTGCTCGTGAAGCTGTCAATGAACAACTAGCACAGAAACTACCCGGATTCCAAGATACTGGAGATCCTAAGTCTCTAATCCAGAAACGTGGTTATCAAACTGAACGGGCAATGAGTCAAGCATTAGCCGGAGTAACTCCTGATTACACAGGTGCTGCTTTAGGTGCCTCAAAACTATACGGAAAAACCACAGCTACTGGTGGATTGCTAGGTCTACGACAGAGCGATGAGAGCCTCCCTGAGCCTTCATATGACTCCATGTTTGGTACGTATCTAGCTCCATGAAAAAACCCCTCTAGAAGCTTCCTACGGCTTCTGAGGGGCATAAAAGTGTTACCTCAATAGACTATACCCACAGCTCTCCTTTCAAAGTGCCCGCCTTGGCATATTCTGTGGATCTCTTCTCAAAGAAGTTGTCATGTGAGACACCATTGAGAATCCAATCTAGCCACTCCAATGGATTTTCTTTCACTCCGTAGTTAGGCTTCAGTCCTAGCTGAAGTAGACGACGATCAGCAATGTAACGAATATATTGCTTCACTTCCTCTGCAGTCAATCCTTGAATACCTCCCTGCTCGAATGCTAGGTCAATGAAGTGATCTTCTAGATCTACCATCTCACGACAGATGCTATACAATTCCTTCTTAAAGTCATCTGTCCACACCCAAGGATTCTCCTTGATGAATTCACGGAACATCCACGTCATTGCTTCTACGTGAAGCGACTCATCCCTGATTGACCATTCCACAATTGTAGTCATTCCTTTCATCTTGTTGAACCGTTGGAAGTTCATGAGGATCGCAAAGCTTGAGAACAACTGTAGCCCTTCGGTGAACCCTGAATAAACCGCAAGGGACTTTGCTATCGACTGAAGACGGTCATAGGACACGAATTCGTCATCACTTTCATCCTGAATGATCTTGAACTGGTCGATAAAGTTATGCTTAGCTTGCATCTCCTCAAAGGAATGGAATGCTTGGTACTCCGCCTCTGGCATTCCTACAGTATCCAACAGCAAACTATAGGCGTGTTGGTGTACTGATTCCATGTTTGCGAATGCACCCATCATCATTCGCAGTTCAGGTAACTGGAACACTGGGACATACTTATCGAAGTATGCCTTACCAACGTCTACGTCACCTTGGGTGAAGAATCTAAAGATCTGAGTCAGTAGATTCTTTTCATTAGTTGACAGCTTGTGGTTCCAATCTGACACATCGGTGTGTAAAGGAACCTCTTCAGGCAACCAATGCATTTTCTGCTGCTCGTTGTAGTACTCGAACGCACGAGGATAATTGAATGGTTTATAAAAGTCTCGTGTTGCCATTATGCCTGACATGATAAGCACTCCTGATCGTCTAAGTACATACGTTCTACTTTGCTGTTAAGGTTCTCTGCACGTCGTGCCGGAGCTGAACGTACATAGTACAATGTCTTCATACCCTTCTTCCAAGCACGGACATGGAGGTGGGAGAAGTCCTTAATGTCCATCCCTTGCGGTATAAACAAGTTAATTGATTGTGATTGACAAATGAAAGGCTGTCGATCTGCTGCATGATCCACGATCCAACGTTGGTCGATTTCATCGGCAGTCTTGAAGACATCTCGTTCATAGTCATCTAATTCCTTAAGGTGTTGTACTGATCCACCATTGGTGGTGATTGATTTCCAAGTTTCTTTGTCGTTTATACCTTTCTCTTCCAGAAGTTCCTCAAGGTATTTGTTTTTGACGAAGTAGGAACCGGATAGTGTCTTATGTGTAAAAGCATTTGCTTTCCAAGGCTCCACAGAAGGACTGGTATTAACAACAATACTACTAGAGGCGTTAGGAGCAACAGAAAGCAGATGAGCGTTACGCTTCCCACTACCAAGAATATCTGGTGCTTCACCCCGAAGTGCTGCAAGGGATCTTGTCGCTTCAAGTGCTAACTCCTTAATGTGTTTGAAGATGTTTAAGTTAAGTGATTTAGCAATGGCAGACTCAAATGGAATCCTCTTGCTCTGTAGTAGCGAATGGAAGCCTAATGTACCAATACCAATAGAGCGTTCCAAAGCAGCACTTAGGACTGCCTTTGGCATATTCTGTGCATTCTGGATGAAGTAGTCTAGTACGTTATCTAAGTACTCAACCACGTCCTTGATGAAGAACTGATCATCCTTCCACTCATCCCACTTCTCAAGATTGAGAGATGCAAGACAACAAACTGCTGTACGCTCACTGTTGGTTGGCAATGTAATCTCAGAACATAGGTTGCTCTGGTTTACACGCAAGCCTTGCTTACGTTGCTCCTCTGGCAACGCTCGGTTACTGGCGTCAATGAAGTGCAAGTAAGGTTCGCCAGTAGACGCACGTAGCTCTAGGATTTTCTGCCACAAAGCTTTAACGCTTACAGTCTCGGTGATACGTCCACTGTTTGGGTCGATGAGATCCCAAAGAGGGTCGCCTCCGTTAAGTGCTTCTTCCACAAACTCCATGAAAATGTCAGGAATGTTAATACCATGATGTAGATTAAGAGATTTGCGGTTAGCATCGCCACCAGTTGGTTTTCGGATTTCCAGAAACTCCATAATCTCTGGATGTGAGATATCCATATACGCAGCGTAAGACCCACGACGTGTTTTACCCTGATTAAACGCAAGCATCTGCGAATCAACCACGTGGATAAACGGGATTGATCCGGTCGATTGACTGCCATTAGAAGTCTTAGCACCATCAGATCGAACGTGTCCCCAGTAACCTCCAATACCACCACCACTGGAGGCGAGCCATATATTCTCATTATAGTGATCACCTAAGCCCTCTCTTGAATCCGGTACGTAGTTCAGGAAGCATGAGATAGGTAAACCTACACGACGATCCTCAAAGGCGTCAGTGTCAAAGCGACCCCAAGTGTCATACTTACGTTGTGGAGCATTGGACAACGTAGGTGTTGCCAAGGTCATCCAATGTTTCTCAAAGGTGTAGTCATACATACGATCAGCATGACTTTGGTTGCTTGCGAAAGCCGAGGCTGCACGAGCGAATGCTTGAGAGATACTTGCATCACCGTCCTGCAAATAACGGTCTTCAAGAGTATCTTTAGCGAATTGTGTTAGTTCTGCCATCTTTTTCTCAAATGTTCTAGTTGTTGTTTATCTTCTTCAGTCAATTTCAGGGTTCCTTTGCAGGAGTCAAATGACCAATTCAGACCTAACGGGTTAAGGTAGGAATCAGACCACAAGATACACGCTGCTTCGGTGTACCTCATGGCTGATTTAGAGGTGAAGATACCAATGATCTCCTTAGATGCTATTAGCTCTGGGTTTTCCTTAATGGTCTTGGATGTAGAATTATATTCTCTCCAAGGTGTTTCATATCCTTTTGCAGTCCAGAACTGCTTACGACCGATGTAATAGCGACCATCGGTTAGTTTGATCTCGTAGATGAAACCTAACATCTCATCTAGTCGATCCTCAAAGTCTTCAATCAGACTTGCGTTGACCCACTCCATATTCAATCTCCAGAAGCATATTCATGTAGTGCTGTGCCTTCTTAAGATCCTGAAGACCGTTCTTATCCTTGTAACGACAGATGTACTTGATAATGTTTCCTTGAATGAATGATAGATTGTTTTGGGTGATAAAGTCAATAGGTTGAATGTTCATCTTAGAGTAGTGATCACCACCTACTTGTGTTTGTCGTGCTTCACGATTAGCTTGGTTGCGTTTAGCTACTGCATCGCAGACTTCACGATATGTTAGTTCCTTTTCCAATATCCTATTCCCCATCTTGACATTTCGTAAAACTCATCTAGGTTGAGACGTTTATGTTTACTCTTCTGCAGAAGTAGTGACAAATCTTTAGGTCGAGTCATCATCATTCTCTGTAGAGTAAACCTATTCATTGTCAAACAACTCCTTAAGCTCCTCTAGATGATCATCGATCCTGTCTTGGAAACGATTCAGAATGTCTTCAACATCGATCTCAAGAACTTCACAGAGAGTTTCAACGTCAACGTATTTCAGACATTCATCAGTGAACATTTTCTCCACCCTCTGAAGTTACGACAGGAATATCGAATGCACCGTCTTCATACTCAAGGTCTTCTTCGGCAAGATAAGGTCGCTCAAGTGCCTGTGCGAAGAGCATCAGATCTGCCGTAAGTTCCTCAAGTGAGTTACCCATTGGGCAAACATCGTGAGCACTAACGCCCACAATATCACCATCCTCATCACGAACTACTTCACGGTACGTAAGCGTACCTTCCATAGTCCTGAAGACCATAAGTTCTGCTGTTGTAATCATGATAGTTCAATCTCTGGTACTTTAGGTTCGTTAGTGACCTTACTTAAAAATCTTGGTCCAGTGGAATACAAGAATACCCTTAAGTCTGGATAACAATGTTTTTTGTAGCCGCAATAAGAACAACCAGTACTTAACTTTTCGTTTCCAGATTTGCCATCTGGCACGGAGTCGTAGCATAAGCTCGGCGGTTCTGGCTGCTCTACGACCTTTTTTACATCACGTACTCGCTGTGCAATGTCGTAACTAATGAAAGGATAGACATCGGCTTGCTCATCGGTCTGATCGTATTCTAAGTAGGTCAACGTACCATTCTGTTTGTCGATAGCTAACCAACCAAACTTATCATCACCCTCTGAGTGTGCATAAGCTTTGATCTGTGCAATGTAGCCGAATGGGTCATCGAATGCCAGTGTACCATCCTTGAACTTCTTGAAGCCATAAGATGAAGTAGACTTAACGTCAATGAGACGACCATCTACACGAGCATCCATGTGACCCTTCACGCCTTCAACGTGGCAGACCTTCTGCTCATCTTCAACCTTGTGACCTGCAAGACGAGTAAACAGAAGCAACATCTCTTCGATCATGTGACCATACATGAACTTGATGTAGTTATGTGGCTTAAGTTTCTCTTTGCTGTACTTGTTGATCGAATACCACAACTCACGATCAGGCTTACCGATTGCACTGAGTCGTAGGTTGCCGCCTTGGTATCCTTGAGAAGGCTTGAATTCTTTTTTCATCAAGTCCTTCATAGCTTCACCGAAGCGTTCGATCTCGGCATCAACATCTACGTCTTTAGGAGTATTACGGTTCTCCATTAGGTCATAAATATCATCTACCAGTGTATAAATAGATTTAGTCATTATTAATTCCTGTGTAAAACATTAGTATAACACACTATTGCTTACATATCAATGAGTATCTGCCCAAGACATACCTACGCGATACTCGCCATCTAGAGGACAACGCATATCGAATGCAACACCTGCGGCTTTGATTGATTCTACCATCAAGTAACCTGCATTCTCAGCGTCTTTCTCCAGTACTTCCATCTGAACCTCGTCGTGGATATTACCTACCATACGATAAGTCAGTCCCCACTTCTCTGCGAACTCGCTAAAGATCACCAGAGCCTTCTTCATGACCACAGCACCTGCGGCTTGCAGAAGTGTGTTCAGGGCAGCGTGTTCAGATCTTATCCAAAGACGTCGTCCATCAAGCCCGCGTAAGTAGCCTCTGACTGCTGCGGTTGAGACTCGCTCTCTAAGCTCTGCAAGAGACGGAGTATTTTCGAGGAACTTATTCTTAAGTCGTTTTCCAACTGTAGAGCTGCCTCCCACAATTGATCCGATCTTTGCATCTCCTGCTCCGTAGAGGAAGGCGTAGATGAATGTTTTTGCTTGATCTCGTGTAGCGAGTCCTGCAGCACTTTGATTCGCAGAATGAATATCTCCGTTGAGGATTTCATTTGTGTACTCCTGATCACCCATGTAATGTGCGAGCATCCGTAGCTCTAGTCCAGAGGCGTCCACGCCAACTAATTTGTACCCTTCAGGCACCGTCCAACAGCTTCTGCACTCTTTTCCATACTCAGAGTACACTGCGGGTACCTGTGCCATGTTAGGGCTGCTATGCGTCATACGTCCAGTCACAGCACCGATTGAATTCACTTGACCATGAACTCGACCATCGGACTCTACTGCATCGATCCAAGACTGAACCTGTGCAATACGTTTCTGTACCAGAAGGTATTCTGCGATCAACGCAGCTTCAGGTATATCGCTAACATCGTTAAGAGTACGCTCATCGACTATCGGTTGTCCGTTGTCTGTGAACTCTGTTGGCTTCCAACCAAAGTATTGAAGGTATCTTCCGATTTGTCGCCGACTGCCCAAATTGAATTCAGGAAAATCAATACGGCTAAACTCACCGCCAACGTGAACCCACATTTCTCCCAGAAACTTAAGCCCGACTGCGGAAAGGGAGCCGTCTTTTTTATACTTGGGAACAACTTGTTTAACAAAGGTCGGAAGGGGTTTAAACACCCGTAGTACCATCTCTTCAATGTCATATTTTTTCTCCTGTAATGTTGCTAGTAGATCGAATGCTCGTCGTTGATCGAGGAGCCACCCGTTACTGATTTGTTTAACAATCTCGCTCTGTACGTTGTGCTCAAGGTCAATGCTTTGATCTCCAAATTCCTCAAGCTTTCCCATGAGAAGTTCGTAAAGTCGTTGAGTAACCCGCACATCTTGCTGACAGTATCCCACCATCTCAGGCGTAAGCTTAGTCCAATCATCATAATCTCCTTTGGGAAAGTTCAGACGATCTCCCCATTTAGCTAGTGAATGACCACCTTCGAGACTTGGGTTATACAACCGACTCAACACAAGCGTGTCAGTGATCTTTACGTTGTCAAAGGAAACACCTAAGATTTTCTCAATAGCAGGAATGTCGTATGCCATAATGTTATGACCAATTACTTCATCAACATTATGTAGCAACAACTCAATGTCACATTTTCTTGGACGTTGAATAGTGAACTCACTGTATGGTGTATTCTCATCACCAATGGTTCCACACAAACACCAGATCACTGTAGGATCTAAACCGTCTGTTTCAATGTCAAAAATCAGTTTCATTCGTAAACCTTAAGCTATCATTATCTTCTGTTAGGTGACGCTCTTTGTGACAGTTTGGGCAGAGAAGGACGCAATGTTCTAGTACCTCATCACGACAACGTTCCCACGACCAATCTTTCACATAATTCATAGGTGGTCTGCCAGAGAGCTGCCTAGGTATGACATGGTGAAACTCAAGTATCTCCCAGTGTTTATCATACCCACAGTCATGACATTTATCACCCATGATTGCTTTTACTCCATTAACATACAACGCTCTCCTTGCATTCTTAGAACTCATCTTCTTGAGCCGCTGCGTGTTGCTCAGGGGCTTCACCACGCTCAAGACGACCAGTAAGATTGTTGTAGTATAACCATCCTGCCATACCAGTCATACCAGTGCGTCGGCATTTAACTACCTGCACCATTGTACTGTTGCGAGTGTAATCATCCTCAGCCATCTTATCACGAGACAACAAGATAGTATTGAAGGCAATCTGATTGATTGAGCCAGAGCCTTTCAAGTCATACTCGTTGACGTTGTGTGGGTTAGTCAGTGATGGTTTACGCATATGACTTACCACAATGATAGAAGCGTTAGTCTCTTT